TCGCAAGCCCTAGATGACCTTGTAGGCATCGTAAACGCATCGTGGGGTATTGTAAACAACACGCTTATTTTTACGTTGCGTGGCAAGGCGTTAAATGAAACAAAGGTATTAACGATTTCACCACAAAACGGCTTACTAGCACAACCCGAAGTATTAGATGATACGCTTATTAGTGAGCGTGTGTTACCTAAGCAGATTAAAGCGACAGGTTATCAGATTACAATGCTATTGCGTCCACAACTTAATCCGTTTGATTTAATTGAGGTGCAAAGTAATTTCGTAAACGGCTTATTCGTAGTGGATACGGTGGAGCATTTGGGAGGCAACCGCACAGGCGAGTTTATAACGAGGGCTACAATCTATGAACGAAAATAACGGCGAATTACTAAAACGCACGATGCGAAAAGTTTACGAAACAATGCGTGTCGCCATGCCAGCGGTTATTGAAAGCTACGATGCCACGAAGAGCCTAGCCACGGTGAAGATTACGATCCCTCACGTTCGAGATGATGAAGAGGTGTTGGATGTGCCGATTATTTCAGCTGTGCCAGTTATGTGGTTATCCACATTGACAACACGCATAACCTTTCCTTTACAGCGTGGCGATTGGGGTTTGTTAATTCATTGCGACGGCGATATAGGTAAGTGGGCGTTGGATATGGATGCAAGCACACCACAAAGCAAGCGTCGTCATGCGTGGACGGATGCGGTTTTCTTGCCACAGATGCACGGCTTGCAACCAAGCAGTTTACAAGGTTTAGAGTTGAAATATGGAGCAAATACTGTTACACTAAGTGAAGCAGGCATTGCAGTTACTTCACCCTTAGCGGTAAATGTGACAGCCCCTAGTATTGCCCTAACAGGAAACACAACCATAACAGGCAATTTGAACGTTTCAGGCACAAGCACATTAGCAGGCATTCCGTTTGCAACACACAAACATGGCGGTGTTCAAACAGGGGCAGGACTCACAGGGAACCCACAATAAATGGATTTACTCTTAGACCGTACAAGCCACGATTTAACCATTACAAACGGCGACTTGCAATTAGTGGACGGTGGAAATTGGGTACAACAAAGCATCAAGCAGAACTTGCAGGCGATGCTAGGCGAATGGTTTTTAGATAGAAGTGTAGGCTTGCCTTGGTTTGATGAGATTTTACAAAAGGGGACATCACGAAGCCGTGTTCAACAGCTTTTGATTCGTGAGATTATAAAAACAAACGGTGTAGAAAAGCTTAATTCATTAACGCTTGATTTAGACCCTAGCACACGCCGAGCGGTGGTGACGTTTGAAGTTCAAGCATTAGGTACAGTCATAACAGGTAATGAGGTATTCGGTTAATGGCATACGGACTTTCTTTTGAAGGATTTACTCCTAAGACCTTAGAAGTGATTAAAGCAGAAATTGAAGACGACCTAAAAAATCAGTTTGGTACTAATATCGATTTGAGACCTCAAAGCGTATTCGGTCAACTGGTAGGCATCTTTTCAGAAAAGCACGCCGAGGTTTGGGCATTAGCAAACGATGTGTACCTTTCACAATACCCCGATTTCGCTAGTGGGATTCAGCTAGATCGTGTGGCAAGCCTAACAGCAGTTGTGCGTAAACCAGCCACGCCTAGCCAAGCGTCGGTCGTCTGTTATGGCGTGGAAGGTACGGTTTTAAGTGCGGGTCAGGAAGTGTTAGACACGCTTAATAACTTGACGTTTGAAACGGTGGATGCCGTTACAATTTCAGCATCACAAGCAAGAGATGTTTATTTAGATGTAGTAACAGTAGGGAATGGAGCGTATACGGTCACGATTAACGGCGTGGCTTACACTTATACAGCCAGTGGCTCCCCTCCCTTAAACACGATTCTAAACGGTTTAGTTTCGGCAATAGGTACGGCGGTTGTGACCCCTAGCAACGTAAACTCACAATTACGTTTATTAAACGCTAGCGTTGACTTTTCGGCGGTTGCAACCACTGCTAATTTATCCATAGTAAAGCGTGGATCAAACGTGGAAACGGTTGCACAAGAAAGCGGAGCCTTTGAAGTCCCCATTGGTGTGATTACATCCATTGAAACGCCTATAAGTGGGTGGGATTCTGTTAATAATCTTTTAGCAGGCACGACAGGGCAGAATAGAGAGACGGACGAAGAACTAAGAATACGACGCACGGCATCCGTCGATAGAAGTATTAGAGGGGCAATTTTAGCCGTTGACAATGTAACGCAAGCGGTCGTATTTGAAAATGACGACGACGTAACCGACGGCGACGGTACACCAGCCCATCACATTTGGGCGATTGTGCAAGGTGGAGCAAACGCCGATATTGCAGAGGCGATTATAGACCACAATAGTGCAGGCATTGGCACAAGGGGGGCGGTGGTTAATACGGTTACAAGTCCCGTTACAGGAAACCCCCACGTTATACGCTTTGATAGACCCACAACCGTAAACCCCACGATTGCGGTGGGATGTGTTTTAGCAGAAGACGGCACAGCATTCCCGACAAATGGTGTTACTTTAATAAAACAAGCATTAGAAGATTACACGGATACGTTCACCATTGGGCAGGATTTAGTTTATAGCCGTTTGTTTGGCATTATTCACAGCGTGGGTGGTATACAAGTAAACACGTTGACGATTAACGGTGCTAGTTCAACATTGACGGCGACTAAAAGTCAACTGATTAAAATACTACAAGCAAACGTGACAGTAACAGGAGTATAGCATGGCAGGCACTAACGAGCGTTTAATGCTTCAATACAAAGGCACAGTGTCTTTATTGGCTTTGTTTTATGCCTTGATTGATAACCCTTGCGTGTCTATTGTTTTTGCTTTAAATCAGCTTTACACACGTTTGGATATTGATTTGTCGGGTGGTAGACAACTTGACTTAATCGGTACGATTATAGACCAAGCACGCCCTGAAAGTTTTGTTGATGACCCATTAGTGCAAGCAAACCTTTTTACATGGGATTCTAGCGATCCCTTTAAGTTTTGGGATGCTGGCTTATGGAAAGGCGACGATATTAGACAGCCTATGTCAGACGTAGACTATCGCTTGCTTTTAAAGGGTGTTATATTCAATCAGAATAACCCGCCCACGATTCACAACATCGAGCAATTTGGCGTTTTTATAAGCGGTATTCCTTTTTTAGTTAGCGATTTTGTGGGACGTGTTGAAGTTGTTGCCCCTTACGAGTTGAACCCTATTGCCATAAGTATTGGAAAGCAAGTCGTCAACATTGCACAAGGGGTAAAATTAGACTTATACATGGGCGTAAACCCTAGCTTGGGAGAGATATTTGAAATAGGTTCTAGCGATTTACGGCGTGGAATTGGTCAAGGGTACTGGGCAAGGAAAGTATAGTATGTTATTATAATGAAGTGAGGACTTTAATCAATGGCGAAAACGGTAGGCACTAGCAATTTAACAGAGGTATGGGGTAGCGAGCGAGTCGCAGAATCCGCCCCCGCTTTAACGTCCCCTACATTATCAAACCAACGCAAGGGCTTTGTGGCTGGGGTTGCCGTTTCAAACGATGCCACTTGGGCGATTAACCAACTGGGTGAAAAAGTAAACCATATTTTACAAAACGGCGTGCCTACATGGAATAGTGAAACGACCTATGCGGTCAATAATTTTGTGAATCATTCGGGGCGTGTATATCGTGCCGTAAATGCCACAACCAATAGCACCCCTAGCCTAGTAAATGCAAACTGGGAAGCCGTTGTACTTAATGGCGACTTAGCAGGGCTTGGTGGGAGCGTGGGTGATATTAAAATGACCGCTTACGCTACACCTGATAGTGGCTGGGCATTGTGTAACGGTCAAGCATTAAGCCGTTCTACCTATAGTGCCTTATTTGCGAAAATCGGTGTGACTTACGGCGTGGGTGACGGATCAACGACGTTTAACGTACCGCAGACCGAAAACCGTTTTATTCAAGGGGCAGGTTCAGGTCGTGCAGTGGGTACGGTACAGAATGAAACAGGCACAGTCAGCATTGACGGCTGGGGTACGCAAGGTGGAGCGTTTGGTTCAGGCGTAGCAGGGCGTTTGGTTGTAACATCATCCGCTGGAGAAATTGGCGAATCTTTAGAATCCTTACGTTCGGCTGGAAACAACCAAGTGGTGACGAATAATAAACCGACAAATATCGCATTTCATTACATGATTAAAATTGTATAGGGACTTTTACAAATGGCAAAAACAACGGGCAATAGTTTAAAAATTGAAGTGTGGGGAAGTGACCGTGTCGCACAGGGTGCTCCTGCGTTGGTCGATCCTTCACAGAGTACGATTGAGAAAGGCTTTGTTGACGGCATAGCCAGTGCTAACGATTTTACATGGGTTCCAAACATTTTAGGGGCAAAGGTGAACCATTGCTTGCAAAATGGTGTTGCCACTTGGAACAATACGACCGCCTATGTGGCTGGCAATATGGTAACGCACGCAGGCAAAGCATGGCAGTGCTTATTGGGTAACACGAACTCAACACCAGCAGACGGCAATGCAAACTGGGACAAAGTTTTAACAAGAACAGGCACAATTTATGCCTTGCCTACAAATCACCATGATGTAAGAATCAATTACACGGATGCCAATACTATTACGGTTTTAGCAGGTTCTCGTGTAAGAAGTTCAGACGATACCACAGATATTGTTTTTAGTGCAGACCGCACTTGTGTTTTAAACGCAAGTGGTTCAAACGGACTTGATACTGGAAGCGAGGCATCAAATACTTGGTATAACCTTTATGCAATTTATAACCCAACGACATTAACGAGTGCTTTACTTTTTAGTACGGTGAATGAATCGGTTTCAGGCTCAATCACATTACCAAGTGGCTTTACCAAGAAGAGACAATTAAAGTTTGCGGTAAGAAATGACGGCAGTTCTAATATATTGCCATTTAGATTTGTTCAAGGTAATAAGGTCTTGTATCGAGATGTAGAAGAGGTCGCAGGGTATGCAGTGCTTAGCAGTGGAGGTAGTGGTACTTTTACAGCAGTTTCTACTTCTTCACTTGTGCCACCTATAAGTCGTTTATGTACACTATATGTTCAATCACCAGGGGGTGGTAGTGACACTGAAGGGTGTTGGACAAGGGAAACAGGAACTACTATTACAACAGGTAAAAGAGTTACTTTCTCAAGTTTTTCAAGTGGTAATTGGCGTGGACCCGATACTAGCACAGTTGAACAAACATTAAATACATCACAACAATATGATTATCGTGTAGTAGGTTCTTTTACTGCACATTATGTTCATTCTTATGTCATCACGGAGGTTTTGTAAATGGAAGGATTTATTGTTACAAAAGGGACTAAAGCCAAAACTTACACAGGCTACCGTTGTGCGACGGACGACATGGAAGTCAACGAGGGTGAGAAGTTCATAAAGTCATTAAACGGCTACTCTCAGGAGATTCTAGAATTGCCACAAACGCCGTTAGACAAGCTCCGTGAACTTACAGTCCTTATTTCGACGCTTGATGACGAAACGCAAGCCGATTTCCTATCAGCGTCGGCAGGCATTGCCACGGCGTTAAACGCTGGTCAAGTGGGGGTTGCTATTGTGGTGGTGAATCGCATCGAAACAAAAGGCGACGCACAAATTAACGCATTAAAGCAAGCCGTTTTAGCGATATTGGAGGCATAATGGCAACTTTAGATTTCACACCAGCCAAGCAGGATTTAAAGCTTTACAAAAGAGATGACGCACAATATGAAATGCGTTTTTTAGACGTGCAAGGCGTGGTGATTGATTTGACAGGTGCTAGTGGGATTGCTCAAGTGAGAAACAGTTTAGGGGCTTTGATTGGCACATTGCAGGTATTGGTTGTAGAAGCCAATGATGCGGTGCGTATTTCCATTTTAAAAGAAGAATACGACACTTGGAAATGGGTAGAAGGTTTTTACGACTTGCAAATGACTTTTGGAAATGGTGATGTTAAAACCATTTTAGAGGGTAAAATTGAAATAAAAGGGGACAGAACGTATGCCTGATATTAGAACGGTTGAAGTAACATTGCCGATTATTCAAGTCCCTGCTCAACAAGTAGCGATTAAAGGGTCGTTTACGGCTAGTCACGGTGTGGATGTGGCTTTAACGACAACGCCCACGGCGATCCCCTTTAATACAAATGATTTCGACGGTGGCGGTAGTATTGACCATGACACGGTAACAAATAATAGCCGTTTTGTGGTGAATCAATCGGGGACGTTCGAGTTTACGTTTCAGCCACAGGCTGTAAGCTTAAGCAACAACACAGGCAATGCTTCGTTTTGGTTGCGTAAAAATGGCACAACGCCGATTGCGAATACAGCGGTTACTTACAAAGTAAACCATACAGGAACAACTAATGCAGTAGTGGGGAGTGTTATTGTGCCATTGCTTGCCAATGACTATATTGAACTTATGGGACAGGCTAGCGTGAATAGTGAATATGTGCTAGACTATACAGCAGGTAGTGGTTCGGGAGCCACTGCAAAACCAGCTACACCGTCATGTATTCTAAGCGTTAAGGGGTGGTAATATGGCAATTTTAGACCTAACACCTGACACCGCCGATTTAATCCTTTACAGGGGCGATACACAACCAATTACGTTTAGCTATGTTCAGCGTTCGACTGGGAACTTACAAAGTCTAACAGGGGCGACGGCTCAAATGCACGTTAAAAATGATATTGAATCCGACACGCCTATTTATGAGTTCACTTTAACGGTTGATACTCAAAACAACACTATTCAAGCTGTTATAACTAATTGGGCTTTAGTCACATGGAC